CCAGCGCGAACGGCAGAGGGAACCGACTGACCCATTACAGATGCAAACTCTTGGTACGTACCAACACCCTCACGGTGCAACTGGAAGTTGATGTCCAGGACCTTATTGACTTGGTCAATTGGGATGTGATACGCATTCATGACCGTCATGGTCGCACGACCAGCGGTCTGAAGGTCTAGCTGACCAGCAACAGCTTCCTTCGAGAAAGCAGTCAGGAGCTGCTCGGACTGCGGAGCGTTAACACTAATGGTAGAGAAGATGTCGAACAGACCATCAGTGAGGTCCTTAATGGGTGTTGCAGTATCGTTAGCAACACGTAGGATCTCGTCACCAAGCTGCTGGTTCGAAACCTTGGTAGTGGTGACCTGGGTCTGAACCCTTGCAACACCCTGCTCGAATTGCTTCGCCGCGTCTGTTGCAGAACCCATGGCCTCGAGTGTCTGTACACCCAGGTCAGCCATACCAATGCCTGTAGCGGTGATTGCAGCGCCAGTAGCAATCTGTGACTTAGCAGCTGTTTGAGATGCCTTGTCCACATCACTAAATGAACCGACCAGCTTAGCCATGATACTGGACGCTTCATCCTGTGCACGGATGACTAGGAGGATCTCACGAGTGCTAAGCGCCACGATTCCTCCTAGCTCTTGGCCCTGTCGATCTCGGCCTTCTGTGCCTGCGCTGCAATCACTACGCCCATTGCTTCGACCCAGAACGGATCCTGGTCAAGCAGGCCTCCCGAATTCGGAAGACAGTAGAAGGTCTGACACAAGGACACCACAGACAGAACAGTTCCTACATCTGCGTCATCCTCTGCATGGCGTCCGTCCCTTAGGACTGCGAATCGGACGCGCTCCCAGAGTTTCCCAGGTTCTCGTCCTCGAAGTTGTTCATGTTGTCGATGAGAGTGCTGATCTCTTCGCCAACCTGCGGGTCGAGGCGCGTCACGTCGAAGTCGTTGGACAGGTTAAGCGCGGCGCCAGACTCGTCGGTGAGGTTGTGTTCTACAACGCAGTTCTTGAAGTCGTAAAGAGTAGACTGGAGAGTCAGCATCTCCATGTTGGCCTTAGCGTTGCCCTTGCGGCCGCGCTGCATCTCCATCTGCATCCGCATAGCGTTCTGCTGCCGCGTGAGCTTCTGACCGTAGGTCATCTTGCGCAGCACAACGTAGCCATCCGGCGGCAGACTCTTGAGGTCGAACCTCTCCGTCGAGTTCATGTTTACAACAGCTGCGGGCATGATGCACATCCTTCTCTAAAGCTAGAGCTCACTAGCTTGTAGACTAGCGATAGACTCAAGTCCCTTTGAGTCTAAGCTAGGGGACCTACGAGCTACGTAGAGCTCTAAGGGGCGTTGTTGATCTTGATTAGACTTACTTAGACTCTGATGACTAAGGAGTCATGTTTTCAGCGGTGGTGATGGCCAGCGTCCAGGCATTGCCCGAAGTAGGATCGAGCGTTCCCTGGTAGGCAATCTTCTCCATCAGCAGGTCGCCCTGGTTGGACAAGTTGCCAGCTTCGTAGGTATCCTTCACAGCCGCGATGACGTCCAGCTGGAAGATCTCACCCGTGACAGCCTTCGTCGCCTTGACCCTGATGCCCTGCGCAGTGAGCGCCTTGAAGGCATCGTAGTCAGTCCGGTCCTGGAAGTCACGGTTCATCGTCATGGTCACAGTACGCTCCTTGTAGGAGACGAACTGTGCACCACGACCTGTATTCTTCATTCGGTAGTTCGGCGTCGCGTTATCAGTCGACGTGAACTCGAACGTGTCCGTGTCGAAGACCTGCGTCCCTGTGGGGATTTCGACATCGTACTCGCCGGCACCGAACGGCTGCAGCTGGTTCGTCGTCCACACGGGCGTAGGCATGCTCTGCACAGTCTCGTCCATGCCGATGATGCTGTACGTCGCAATCAGCATACCGTTGCTGACACCGAACTTTACAGTTCCCACAGTACACCCGACGTAGCCGAACACTACACCGTTTCGAACGACTGTGATGGAGAGCGTGCGGCCAGCAGTAGCCGAGGCAGTAGGCGTGTAGGTGTAGAGGTACTTGCCAGACACTGGACCAGTCTTGACGAGTGCCTGACGCATCGCCCTGTGGAAGTAGACCATCAGGTCAGTGAGACCTTCGATGACAACATCACCTTCGATGTGCACGTTGCCGGGCACACCGCCGATGTTGTCCACCGACTGCCTGATCGGCCGCCGCCACTGAGTACCCTGGACATACTTCAGAGACTCAGACGTGATCGGACCGTACTTGGTCGGCGCCGTGTAGACGCCCGAAGCGACTGCTGTGTTCGCAGCTGGCTGGGCGCCGGCAGGAGTAAGAGCACCAGTGTCGACGTAGGTGATGGTCGAGCCACCAGTAATAGCGGTCAGCAGAAGCTCAGTCCCTGTTGCACCACCTGCAGCGGTTCGGTAGAGCTTGTAACCCGTTGCACCGGTAACGACGTTCCAGTTGACAGTGTTCGAGTTGGTAGAGCCTGCGCCTGTGGTTACCGTCTGCTCGTTGCTGACAAGCGTCTCACCTGCAGTGTTCGTTGCAGTCAGAACGTACTTGTACGTGGACGTAGCCGGCAGTGTGCCACCAGCCGTTGACGACGTAGCAGCAAGCTGAACAGGCGCAGCGAGCTGCTCTAGCGCCACTCCCAGGAAGCCGCCACCACCAATACCATATCCCACTTTACACCACCTTACTGGTTGTAGTTCGGCTGCATGGGAAGAAGCGTAAGCGACTCCGCCTGTACAGTAAGACGCGCTGCACGAAATTCAGTCTTGCTACGCAACGAAACACCAAAGTCAGTACGTACAACTAGGCAGTTGATAACAATTCCACCTAGCGTAGGGTCGGCATGTAGAACAGTTTCGATAGACTCCGCTAGCTGGCCAGCAAGGTGAAGATTCAACTGTGCATCCTGCACCTGACCTGCCTGAACCAGCACGAAGCATTCGAAGGCGTTCTTAACGCGCCTAGGTGCACCAGCAGGGTTGCGCACCTTACCACCAGGAATAACTTCTACTGCAGGCGTGCGTGGAATCTTAGTCTGCTCGCCGTACCAGATATCTGCAACGGCTAGGTCAGTCTGCTTGGCTGTGATCAGATTCTGAATAGTTGCAGTAAAGGTTTCCAGGCTATCAGTAGGTGTAGTCATCTCTATCACCCAAACCCTGCTGCAGCAACCCGCATGGCAATTCAGGAATCGAACTCGGCATCAATCTTGTCCAAGTCCTCATCCTGAAACATCACGAACGGGCGCGCGGGGATAGCATGGGCACGGTCAGAGCTAGAAGCAGCCGAAGTGCCTGAAGCCATAGCCGTCTTGAGCTTAGTGTCCAGGTCGGCCATGACTTGCTGCGCCGCCTTGCCTGCACTGAGCTTCACACCACGCTTGGCTGCAGACTTGATCTTACTCTGAATCTGAGCACCTGTAGTAGTGTCGTAACCTGATTGATGTATAGCACCATACCAGATACGATCAGGCAGCTGCTTAACGATTGCGTAGTCCTGAGTAATGTCCCACATGGTCATGAAGCCCATGTTGCGCTTCAATGCACCAGACCGGACTAGAGTAGTGCTGCCCGAACCTTCACGGCTACGAATAAGCAGTGTGGACTCGGATAAAGGCACCCAAGTATCAGGACGGCCACCTGAAGAGAAGTTCTGCTGAATCGACGGAATCATAACATTGCGGACTGCATTCGTCAGAGGCACTCTGAACGAACGGATGTCGGCACCCATCTTGTCGACATCACGAGCCAGGATGCCAATCGTTGGCGAGAAGTCAAACGCAAGGATTCCGGAGTCTTTACGGGGAGCTGTCATCAGAACACCTTCCCCACAGAGAAGGCAGCGTCGCCCAACGAACTGTCAAGGTCCGTAGGCTGCTGTGCGGAAGATGAATCATTCGGGTAGAATGTCGGTCCGTCTGAAGTAGAGACGGTCTGGCCAGGCATGATAACAGCCCCGTTCAAAAGGCCTGTCATCAGCGACTCTGCCTCAGCACGCAGAAGCGTAGCATAGACGTTAACGTGTTCCTGGTCTTCCGAGTACTGCCTGTTGTAGAACCAGGAAATGTACAGCATTGAAATGACTTGCTGCACAATAGGAGGCGTGGAAGAAGAGTCGGACCAGGTGCTGACATCGAAGCCTTCGGCCAGCATGCCGAGCACCTGGTTCTCGACCTGAGTAAGCAAGTCGGCATCAAGGACAGTAATAGGCAGCTTGGTCTTCTCAGCCCAAGACTGCGCTTGCTGAACCGTGATACGCGACATGCTTCACCTCACTCCCTGTTCTCGGTGTCCTCAGTACGCTCGTCGACACCTTCGGCGTCGGTGTCCTCCTCCAGCGACGGCTCGGTCGCCACAGCATCAGCCTCCGCCGCTTCCTGCGGAGTCTCAGGAGCACCAGACGGAAGAGTCTGTCCCTCGACACCGTGAGCAGTGGTGACGCGCTCCATGGGACCCACAGGGCGCTCACCCGAGTACTCGTCGCCTTCCTCGATGGAGTCCGAGGCGAGAAGGGTGTCGATGTCGTTCAGGCTGAAACCGTGTTCCTCGGTGAGTTCGTCGCCGACCTGCAGCGTCACGACGTCTCCGGAATCCAGGCCGTGCTGGATCGGAGTCTTGGCGAAGTAAGCCATGTTCTCTCCTTTCTCAGGCCACCGCGTTCTGGATCAGGTAGCCGGTGATGAGCAGATTGCTCTCGACGCCGACCAGCTTGAGGTCGTAGCGTCGCCGGACACGGATGAGGTCCGATGCCCGCGGGTCCTCGCGCCAACGGTCGATGACCTGGGACTGCGAGGAGCCACCAGTCTTGCCGTTGTCTCGCGCCTGACCGCCGCCGAAGCCCCACACGAACTCGTAGCCGAATCCGAGCTTCTTGATGCCGGGAGCACCAGGCACGTAGGCGAGGATGACGTCCTTGCCCCACATGTAGGTCATGTTCGCCGAGGTGACGGACACGCCTGCGCCGGCGGTGGAGTAACCGACGCCCGGAACCAGAACTCGATCGATGCCCAGAACCGAGGAGATGATGTCCGGGGTGAGGATCGCCCGCTCCGAGTACTTGATGCGCTCGATGAAGTCCGGGTGGTCCTCGAGCTGCGTCATCACCTGGTACGGGAAGATGGCGAGGTTCGGGTTCTTGAAGATCTTCGCATTGATTGCCCTGATACCCGTCTTCACATCCGAGATCGGGTTGGACGTACTGTAGTTCGCACTGTTCCACTGAGCAGTACCTGACAGTGTAACGCTGTTGCCAGACGCGTAGTTACCGATCGTACGCGCCATGTTCATCATGTTGAGTTCGCGGCTGAACATGATGCGGTCAGTGACAAGCTCGACAGCATCCTGGTCAGGCTGCAGAGGGATGTCGGCGTTCTGCCGCTCCTCGTCCGTGACCGCGATCTGAAGGGCGTGCTCGGATGCGTAGTACGAGTCCGTGCTGACCTTCAGGCCAGGAATCTCATTCGCGACCGTACCCGGCGCACGAACGTCCGCAGCTTCCACCTTGAAGAACTCACGGTCGAAGATGTAGTACTTGTTGGACTGCTTCGCCACAGGCACGGCCGGAAAGAGCTCCGGCCCGACGAAGCCCATGTCCATCGGCCACTGGATCGAAATCTGGGTGAGCACCAGATCGATGTGGACGGAACCAGACCCAGAAGGGCTGTAAACTGCCATGATTCACTCCCTTCAGGGGTCAGCTGGAAACTGCCGCACCCGGCGTCAGCAGCACGTCGATGACCTGACCAGAACCGGACGCACCCGTAAGTGCGATACCTGCCTGCTTGGTGCCCGCAGCACCAGCCGTAACGAAGTTGCCCGAGGCGTCGCAGAACACCGGCGTGTAGATGGTGATGGCACCGCCAGTGACACCACGAGTGATACCCATGATGCGAACGTCGACGGTAGCCTTGCCCGTCGCCACCTTGGTGGCATCCAGGGTTTCCTGGTACACGCCCAGAACACGAGTACCTGTACCTGCAGTAGTGACAGTGCCACCACTTGCGTCGGTCGTGTCCAGTGTAGCGCACGTGAACTGGTTGACAGTGGCGGAGGAATTGACCTTGAAGCCCTTGTCAAGAACGAAGTTCGGACCCATGACTTACCTCCTCCCCTTACTCGCCAGCCAGAGTGGACAGACGGTACTGCTCGTACAGATCCGGGTCGCTCAGCGTGACTGCGTGAACGGCCTGGGCGTAGGTCAGGTCCTTGTTGTCGGCCTGCACCTTCTTGACAGCCTCGCTGAAGGCCCTCACACCGGTCATCTGGTCCTCGGTACTGATGACCTTGCGAGCAACGCCTCGCTCACCCAGTTCGACGACGCCCTTACCCTCGACGAACATCTGGAGGATCTCGGCGAACTTCTTGTGCGCGTCGGAACCCAGCGTGAGCATGAACGGCTCAGCCAGTTCCTTGGCAGCAGGCGAGAGGACGTTGTTGCCTTCGGTCAGGTTGCTGAGCGTACGCTGCACCTCGGCAAGGCGGTTCGCCGTTTCCAGCTCCAGCATCTTGTCGGACAGCTTCTTGAAGAGCGGGTGCTCCATAAGCTGCGCCTCGGACAGGGTCACCGCAGGTGCCCCACCCTCGCCGCCCTTCTTGTCGGACATCTGCGTCTCCTTTGCGTTGCCCTGTCCGGGCTCCTTCGTAGTGTCGTCGCCCTCAGTTGCCTCGTCCTTGGCGAGCATACTGACCGCGCCGAGGATCTGGTTGTGGTCAGCATTGGGATCCAGGCCCAGAAGACTAGCCATCTTGCCGAGAGCGTCATCGACACTTAGTGGCGCTACCGAACTGCTCTGCGGGTCAGTTCGCGTACCTGTACCATCATTGGGCGAAACAGGAGGTGCAGACGTAGCAAGAAGCTTCGCCATCTCCTCCGAGAGATTGACGGGCTGGATGTTCTTCAGGAACGGACGGTTAGTGAGTGCGCCACCGAACAGAACGTCATTGTGAGTCGTACCCTGGTTGTCCGTCCAGGAATCCGTGTACTCAGGCGAGAAGTAACGGTATTCCTTGTTCTTGATCTTGTCACGTGCCGCAGGTGTCCAGTCGACGTGGAGGTAGAGACCGTCGGGACGCGCCTCGGCCTGCTTGACCCAACCAGCGGCAATCTGCTCCTTGACCTTGTGGTCGTAGTCGATGTCGAGATCGGTACCACGAACCTTATTGTTGACGCTAGCGGCAAAAGCCTTCACACGCTCAGGCGTAACATTGATCTCACCGTAGGTGGGGTGCTGGTACTTACCAACAGGAAAGGCTTGAATCCAGCTCGACGAATTGTCATCGAACTGAATACCCGAGAGATCGTACAGGTAGCTAAAATGCCCAGTCACTTACCGTAGCCACCCCCACTCCCCTTCGGAGTTGCCTTCTTGGTCGACACGACAGGCTTCTTGCCCACGGGCATCGCTGCGCTGGGCTTCTGTGTACCGACAGCAGGCTTCTTGGCCGTGGCTGCGGTATTCTTCACAGGCGGCGTGACAACCGCCTTCTGACCGCCCCTAGCAGGTGTCTTGCCCTTGCTTACGGTGGTCTTCTTGGGAGCTGCCACGGCACGCCCCTTTCCCTTGTCTTAATGATAACACAGTGACCCAAGGGGACACAACTGATTCGTATATAAGGGTACTACTTACCACTCCTGTCAACCCCCGCGTTGCCCCGAGGCACAGATACCACAGGGCGAGGGTTTTGCCTCGGAAGCTGCGCGGGCGAGGGTTTGGGCGCGCTTGGAACGTTTGTGCCAGAGGCTCCTCGCTGCTGGCTCGCAGGAGCAGGACGCGTGCCTCCACTACCCTGAGGCGCTGTGGCCTGGCCCTCAACAGGTGCACCTTGCGGGTTGCCGATGTTGCGCGATGTCGCAGGATCGCGGGGCGGAAGGTCGAACTCGTCACGCATCTCGTCCTCGAGCTGGTCGTCAGGAGTGAGTACACCAGACCCGACGAGATTCCTGACAGCGAACGAGATGGTGCGCCAGGTGTCTTCTTCACCAATGCGGCGAGCCTTGAGCTCAGGGTAACCATTGGGCGTCCGAGGGAAGTTGTAATCGACCAACTGTCGAATGCAGTACGAATTGAATACGTCTTCGACACACTCAGCCAGGAACCGTGTCGACCTCATGAACATTGTGTGGTCATCATCCTTGCCTGAGCGACCACTCTCAACGTCAATGAAGTTTCCAAGCACGTTCATTTCGATCTGGTCGTCGTGGTAGTTCAACGACTCCAGTGCATTGACTGGCTGTCCCTCGAGCTTGGCGAAGACCAAGTCCCAGTTCGGCGGCAGAACAACGTGTGCACGCTCGTTGGTACGCAGATTACGTCCGAGGTTGTCTGCCAGGAGGCGATCGTTCTTACTAAACCCCGGAGGAAGCTTAATGATCGGGATACCGATACCATGACGCTCCTTCTGGATAGCGTCGATCTTCTCGAGCTGCTGCTTGTAGTACCAAGGCTTGTA